TTCTCAAATGTAAAAGTTAAAAAAAAATGTTCATTGTTGAAATAGAAAATAAAAAATAAAAAAAAATATTTTTAATATTGTAACCGAATATTTTTTAAGTGTTTTTGTGTTTGAGAATTATGTTTGAGAAATTAAAGATTTTTAGTAAACAATTTGTTGACTAATATATTCTCAAATGTAAAAGTTAAAAAAAAATGTTCATTGTTGAAATAGAAAATAAAAAATAAAATGTGAATCTTTTTGATATAATAATTGACTGTTTATAAATTTAAAATTTCGTTTAGATAACATATCTTAGATGCAATGAAGGTTATTTTGATAAATGAAACCAATTTAATATTTTTATCACATATACAAACATTAACATGTGTGCATTTTTTTGTAACAAAAAAATCAGAATATAACAATTATGTTGGTTCAATTGTTAATAAAGATAAATCTTTTTATTATAATTCTGATTTAGGCAACAAATATCCTATAATTGGAAATGAGATCTACATTAAATATAATATAGATAAAATATTGATATATCATTAAAAAATAATAAATGATATTCCTTGTATTTATTATAATCATTATTTTTTATATTTTATCCAAACCAAAAGGTCCATGTGGATATCTAATGGCAAATGATTATATATGGAATACACAAATTGTTGTATTATATAATAATTGTTATTCTTATGCATTCACAGATTTGTCTATTAACAGATTTCGTAAACCCAAAATAGGAGAAAAATCCAATAATATTTCAAAAATAATATACCCTTATAATTGCGAAAATATAATCAAAGTTATTCTTTTGGATTTTCCGAATGCTATCTATTTAGGAAAAACATTACACTTAAAAAAAAACATATGTAACTATCATACAGTATTTTTGTGTATAACCAAAAAGGGCGATGATTATCATTTTTATAGACGAAATAACAATAAATATTGGACACATAAACCCGGTTCATCTAGTGTTAGCCATAGAGATGCATCTGATAATTTAATTGTAGACCCTAAAAAAAGCAATAGAAATTTTGGTATATTAAATTATGCAATACCGTGTGGATTTTTTTTAGTTAAAACAAACTTTGTTTTTAGATAAATCCATAAAGTTTCATTCTTAAACACAAACAATTTTAATAATTTATATACAATGTTCATCTGATTTTTACAAATTTATTTATATTAAGAGTTTATTATAAATAAATGCATTCACCTTTACAAAATTTGGTTGATGAATTAAAAGTATTTGATAGTTCTGTTACATGTAAAACACATACTATTAAAGAATTAGAGCAAGAAATAACAAGAAATAAAAAAGAAGAAATTTTTGATATTTTTGATTTAGAAATTAAACGTGTATTTAATGAACATGAAAAATCAAGACCCGTAATTCGTAGTCATCTAAAAAGACTAAAGGCAGAATGTGTAACAAGTAGCCAAAATAGTTATATTGATGCTGGGTTTATCAAAAATACATTGCCTGGGCTGCTTTCGAAATTTTTACCAGTTATATCATTAACTCTTGGTATACCTGATGTTGCATTAAATAATATAAATATTGATGAAATAACTAAACATTTATCAAAATTACATGATATTATTAAAGAACAGGAGGTGCGCATGGGGGATGCGCGCCCAGGAGAAATGTCGCAGTATAATTTGGCTTTACTGAGGAATGTCATTAATAGTAAAAAATTCGAACCAGTCTTTATATACATCCAAGAACAAGCTCAACAATTTTCAAAATAAAATTTAAAAAAAAATAGGAAAAACAAATTTTAATTCACCATGTCCGATACGATGAATACAACCCTGTGTAAGAGCCTTGTTTTCGCAAGAGCTGGACCTGCTTTTGTCCACGATATCAAAAACTTTAAGCTTTATAACGAAAATGGAATTGATGTCAAAAGCATCACAGAAAAAGAATATGACAATTTAGACATGGATGTAAAGGAAAGATTAACCGAAGTAAGTGCGTATGATTTTGAAGTCATTGCAAGTGAGTATATAACAGGTAAAATAATACAATGTCACAGCAACAAAAAGATAGAATTCGACCCCAGAGATTTACTAGAACAAGATGTGAACAAGCTGTACAGTAAAATTGGGGCCGAGAAGAACCCAAAAATTATTCCGAGAGCAGTCAGGAATGTAATCAGACAAGTCAAAGGAAAAAAATTAGAAAAAGGACAATTTGAAACCAAAAATTCAAATTGTCCTGCCCCAGCAGACATTATCTGCGGTTTGACTAATGTCGGAAAAACAAAGTTCGAGATTTGGTTTATATGCAGCGAACCCTTTAAAAGATTAATTGATTGGATTGCAGGAAGGACCTATCAGCCAAATCAATTTGCAATTGAAAAGATTCTAACAGGATCTTCTACATGGACAACGGCCACATTCAAAAAATACAACGAATATGTTGACCACTGTAAAGTTGAGATTTTCGATATTGTTCAAAAAAATATCGAAAATAATCCAGACTGGAGTAAGTCGACAGACGAAGAATATATTATAGCTACTATAGAGTTGGCAAAAAACTGCCAAACAATTGCAGAGATGAATATGTTGATCTTTGATACTTATTCTAACCCAATTTCCGAAACAACCTTTGAAGATATTCAGACCAATAATTCTACAGATCATCTGGAAAGTTGCAAAAAGCAATTTCCAGACATTATGAAAGACATTACTGAAAAAAATTTCGAAAAAGATTCGGCTAAATGGAAAAAATTTACAAATGAAAAATTTATCGAGATATTGGGCACCAAAGTTGAAAAATGCAAAACAGTGTCCGAGCTAAACAAACTAATGTTTGACACGCTATCAGATCCTCCATATTTCGAAAATTATGTGTGTCCATTTTATACACTAAGACACGAGGAATCAAGCAAACATTATCCGTTTTTAATTGCGGCAATGATGATGAAATACGGACATAAAGTGGGCGTATTCGAAAGAGATGCAAACGGAGAATACAAATATATGATAAAGACGTACAATAAACCTATTGGTTGGACAAAGTTGCCCTCTTGGGTGTAAAGATGTATAAAGTATAAAACAAAACCAAAAAAAAAATATGCATGATTTTCATGTATAGTAAATATTTCAATAAAAAGTATATTCTAAAAGAAAATTAAACTGATAAAATTTATCTGTATCACTTATTTCAACTATACATGAAACTCATGCATAGATATACACATAAAATCTTTCAAGGATATTTTAAAAGTTTTGTACGATTGTACGATTATACGGAGTTAAAGATACATTAATAATAATTCTATTTATATTTTTATTAAATATTGTATTGTGATCATATATTTTAATATTATACAATGTTTGTGTTCCAACATCCATTATAAATTTCATATTCGATTTATATTTTCTCCAATCTCCAAACATAATACCATCATCTTCACACATAAATCTAACTTTATTTTGTTGTTTATTGGGCGATAAAATAAAATTATAGTCGAATTTATTGGTGTCGAAAAAATCTATTTGGATGATTGGTGTCAATAAATTTGGGTCGTTTAATTGAACAACAATAGATCTCAATTCAACAACAGTATTCTTATCCCAATTGTATATACCATCATTTATATCTTTTGGGGCCACCGGCCAATGTAAAGCATTTATTGAAAAATCATAAGGGTAATTTTCTAAAATTGATTTTTCATCACTATCTATACGTAAATATGTAGACATATTTTATATATAGTAAAAAATTAAAATAGCAAAAATGATCAAAAGTATAAACAACAGATACTTGGAATATATACAATCTCTTAATTTGGTTAACGTAGGGGATATTAAAGCCCGAATATATACTATTGACGGTGAACGCGTAGGACACGGAGGACACGAAGGACACGGAGGAAATTCAGTGTTATCAGAACCCAAAGGTGTCTGAGATTGGTGTTGTCCACCAAGTTTTCTCGATTCACCGGGATCATTTGTTATCCCGTTAAGGGCAGCCTGGTTTGTGTCAAGTCTAGATTGCCCTTGTCCTGTTTGTTCAACACTATTCAATACTTTTGGTCCTCCTTGATTAAGTAAATTTAAAGTTTGAACATCGTCGTCATCGTCTGAAAGATCTTCATCAACTTCGTCGGCACTGTCTAAATGTTCTTCGTCTTCTTCTTCGTCTTCTTCTTCGTCATCGTCCAAAATTTCGTCTTCATCTTTTTTTGGGGGTGCTCCCTCTCTCCCAGAATCGACTGCACCAATATTAGATGATGATGCTAAGTCCACCGCCAATCCATTAACCTGAGAACCAGATTGTTGAACTACATGTGTCCCCTGACCATCGCCCGTTTGAGAGTTTAACTGATGCTGTTGTTGTTTCTGTTGAATAGAAGGGGAGCCCTGATCCTTTTGATAATATGGCATTGCTGCAAACGTTGTTGTCCCTTCAGCAAATAATGATGGGTACGTGTTTTTAAAAAATTCAATTAAATTTTGTTTATATTTAACAAAATTGCCAATTTTGATCTCTATTTCTTCTATTTCCTCATTAATTGTTTTTGACAAAGCAGCGATTTCTTTGGATTTATTTTTATATTTTGGGGTTTCATTCTTTCCATCTCTCCCTAGTTCACCCGGTTCGAATGCTATGGATACCATGTCTGTTTTTGCATCCTTATCTATCAATATTTTTTTTCGTTCTTGTTCTTTTTGTTCTTGTTTTTGAATAAAAACTTTAATTTTCCGAGTTAAAAACAAATCATTTTGTATCGCACAATTTTTTACTATATCACTTGGTTTTGGGGGGGACAACTCTACTGGCCCAAAATGAACATTAGCAATAAATATAAATTCATTATTTATGGTCACCAAATCTAATCTATTAATTTCGGATTGGGTATTGCTATTCACGAATTCTTTTTCTAAAATGGGATTCTCTGTCGATCTATCGGGTGGTTTTCCAATTGTTGCACTTTCTCTATTAAAGAATTCTAATTTAATAGCTATTGTATATAATATATTATCTAAAAATTTATTATATACAATAACCTTTTTCAGCCCGGCAATATGATACTTTTTGAATTTGTTAAACAGTGAATCTTTTTTTGAAAAAATCTCTTCTGGAGTCCCCGTTATCTCTTTCCCATAGTATTCAGCGTTACAATTCACACTTATGTGTTTAAGTATTCCATATTGCGATCCCATTGTTAATTTTTTGCTCAGATTTTCTATTGTTAGAGAACCACCAATCAAAGTAATTATAGTATTAGCCATTTTTATATGAAAAATTTATAATTAACATTTAAATATTATAAATGGCAGTATCTGAAGAATCGAAATCGCCCAAGGATATAAATAGATTACCTTTGACAGATGAACAAGTTAAACTTGCATCTGAAGACCTAGTATATGATTATCCTAAAACATTCAACTATTCCAACGCAGAAATAGACAATATGTATGCCGGTGTTTCATTTTTAAAGTCAAATGATCAGAAACAAAGTTGGTTTATGCTAAAGGCCGTCAATACCAAAGATAATATTAGAAAAGATATAAACAAATCTATTAAAATGTTTGATTCTTATTTACCAGTAGCAATTGTTCCATTTAATGCTTGGATTCCAGTTGTAAAAGACCCAAGACAAATTTCGCGCAATGATACTAAATTTGATACAAATAAAACAGTATCTGAAGAGGACCCATTTGTAAATCTATTAATTAAAGAGCACGAACAAGAATTCAAAAATGATTCTGTGTCCCAAAAAGTCTCAACTGTTAAACATGCACCCAAAGGATCCATAAATGTTAAAGTTGGTGTTTATGAATTCTCATACTTTAAATCTCAATTGTTAGAAATTTTGGATCAAATCAAATCTTTAAATAAACGAATTTCTTTATTAAAAGATAGGGGAGATATTTTTTATTCGTTAACAGAAAAATATAAAGACGAATTTCCAGATTGGTATGATTATTATACTCAAAAGTATACTGCAATAGGTATTGCTGAGCCAAAATATAAAAAGGAAGATTTCGAAAACGTAGATTCGTTTGAAGTCTTACAGTATGTATTAAATAATGATGATAAAGATGTTTTTGATAAGTTGGAAGATATTCTCAGTAAATTTAGAGAATTACAAGTAGCTTAATAAATTAAATTAAATTATATAAAATGTATAATTTAGGACGTTCAGCCTATTCATATATGTATGACAATAATGATATAAATGATAATATTAAAGTTCAAAATCTCATTGATCCCGATGACTTTGATTTATCATTTAATGATTCTGTTTTTGAACGATCAAAACCAAGTTATATTAAAACCAGTTTAGATGATACTGATGAAGATACTGATGAAAATTCTAATGCCTTTCCTGCCGAAAATTTCGAAGGTTTGCCGGGAGTAATAACTGCTGTTGATAATGTAAATGTTTTTGAACAGAAGGACGACTCTCATAATGCATTTAGATACATGCTGATACATGTGTTGTTATCACTTTTACTATATACAGTTGGAGAGATAATAGTTATTAAACGAGGCAAAAGATTATCCTTGGATATTTTATACTTTATATTCTTTTCGTCTGTTTTGGTAATTTTGTTAATTAATTTTAAACTTTTGTAAATTTTATAATTTATAATTTTTGTTTAATATTAATCAATATTTTTATTATAATAAATGTACAAACTTAGAAAATTTCTTCCAGTTTCTATAGTTATCATACTATTTAGTTTATTACTTTGCATTATTATTTATTTATCTTTTGTTACATGTAAAGGTGTAAAAGGCGTCGAAAGTTTCCAAAATGACAGAAAATCAAGAAGAGTTAAAATGAAACCAAAACGCAAACTTCTTATGGACGACAATGAACTTTTGAGACCTGAAGAATTTTCTATAGATCAAGCAGCATACATAAATGAGAGAGATTTAACAGTAACTAATAATCTTTTGGAAAATTCTCTTGCCGACAATAGTGTCGATATTCTAAATCCTGTATCTAAACAAACAGCTATGTCAGATCGTGTTATTGAAAATATGGAATTTGATATAAGTTCAGATGACATGGTCAGACCATCTTTAAATGAATTAGACACATTAAACAATATTTCGAAATTGCCATCTCTGCCAAGATCTGGAGAAGAACTTGAATTAATTAAACCAGAAGCATTAGATCCTTCAATAGTTCATTATCAAAAATCTTTACCTGTGGTAGAACTTAAAAACGAACAGGCTTTACTTGGAGACCCTTTTAGAGGAGATATACCAATAACAATTTATCCCGATTTGCCTATAATTGGTAAACCCAGGTTCGACAGAGATTCTCTTAGGTTAGACGGAATGTTTAGTGACGCCCTTAAAGAGAAATATGCCAAATTAAGTTTAGTTAATCCTGAATTTGGTTTAAAGAGCTATTAGGATACAAAAATTTATTTCTATATTTAAGTAAATGAGATTAAAAATGGAACATTCCGACAACAAAATTAACGATTCTGATGTCATAAACAATAAATTTGAAACTAAAATGGACGAAATGAACGAAATCGATAAATACGAATTTGTGACCAATGAAGACAATCGTGTGTTTAATTATGAAAAACAAAATATTATACCATTAAACCGAGATTTTGTTGAAAATAAAGAGATTAAAATCTCTCCAAGAATTTACAGCAGACTTCTGAGATCTCAGGGACATTTATGTATTGCTAAAGAGGCAATCGAAGAAATGCACAGATATCTCAAACTATATATTGATCGTGTAATAACAACTTGTGTTGATCTTTTGATTAAGAACAATATCAGTAACACTTTTGGGAAAATAGATGAATTTAAAACTTCCAAAAAAACAGCGAAAGATACATATGAAAATTTACAAAAATATATGTTTATAAACGAATATGAAAAATTCCATAAAAATACGAAGAAAGGAGAAAAGGAAAAAGAAAAAGATACTATTGCCAGAATAAAACATATGTCAAAATGTTGTATATATAATGCATTTTTACTTAATAATATGGTATTGAATACAATATCAGATCCAAAACCAACATGGGTAATAATTTATGGAAAAAATATGTTAAATACGTGTTTTTCTCAAACAAATCTTTATAAATCCTTTTACAAAAAAGTTAAAACTGAAGATGGACAAACTATTGAGAAACCAATAGATGAAGACACCAAAAAAAAACTAGATCAGATAAAGACAAATTTTATGAATTTTAATTATTCTGCTGAAGTAGATTTCAAACAAATTTTGAATACAATTAAAACTGCAAATTTGGAAGAAATTTATGATTTATCAGTAAATGTTCCCAAGTACAATAAAGATTTTGAGTTGGCAATTGTCAATGGTAAAAATATGTTAAGTTCATGTTTTTCAGATACAAATCTGTGTAAAAAGAGCGTGAAGATGTCTAGTAAAATTGCTAAAGATGATAGTGGCGAAGAAATTAAACAAATTATAGATCAAACTATTCATGATAAGTTAAATGAAATTTTTACAAACTTTGATAAATTTGATTATTCAAAAGTAAACATCAAAGAGTATTTTAAAACCATCAGATCTGCAACAAATCTTGACGTTATACTTAAATTATCTACAACAATACCAAAAAGTGACAATACAGACAATATTGGTTTCGATACAAATGTTCGAAAATATGTTAAAAGATGGTTAAACGTGGTTAAAGAGACAAAAAATACGGAAGATTTGTATATCAGTGATATTTATAAATATATATCTGATGTAAAATATAAAGATGATTTTGCTTCAACATTTGATGATGACAAAGATATGGAATCGCAACTCTCGGAAATCGAAGGAATAAATAAACAATTGACTAATTGCGAAAAATTGAGAAGTTTAGTATTAATGAACTTAAATTTAGATGAAATAACTTTAAATAAATCAGATTTAACCAAACTTGAACTAGAAAAATTAGAGATAACTGAGGTGGGCCCAAATGAATTGAAATTAGAGCAATCTGAAATCGACAAATTTGATAAACTTGAATTGAATAAAATAAAATTTAGAAAACAAAAAAAACTAGGAAAATATTTATCTCTCTTAGACAATAATGTAAAATTAGATAGAAATTATTATATGAAGTTTTCGGATGATTTATTTATACCAAAGGCCAAATTTCAGAACTATGTTAAAAAACTAATCAGGGGTCGAGATGTTAAATCAAAAAAGGATGTCGACCAGGGCACAGGAATTAATCTATCTTCGGATTTACTATTTTCCATGCAAGTTGCTTTTGAGGCTCTGTTTAAACGTGTGGCCCATAAAACATATCATAATGCGGTCAAAGTTTCAAATAGATCAACAGTTTTCGACACAGACATAATTGCATATTTTGGTGTACTTGAAAATGCACCAGTACATGAATTTCTTAAAAAACTAGCAAATATGTAAACAATTAAAATAATTATAAAACTTATAATTATACTCAAGTTAATGATTTATCTATTATAAATGACTGCCAAATTTCCCGTAACAAAATATACTATTAGTGAATCCGATGTTTTGAAACCAGAAAGAGCTCTTAGAACCGATCCTTTTTTTCCAATATCAATTGTAAAAAGAACAAACGGCAGATTAGAGGATATTTTTGGAGAATATAACGATTATGAGCTTGGGATAACTTTTGAATGTCCACAAGGCTATTATATGGAGATTTTGGGAACGGATAACCTGCTCAACGCCGGATATGAAATGACCCATACAAAAATTGTAAGAAATGAATCTGAGGGAATAACCAAAAAAGACACAATTGTTAAATTGAAAAAATTTAAAGATTTAGAAAATTTACCTTTGCCTTTTCATGGCGGGCTATTCGGAGTTTTACGATCAAAAAACTATTCATTATTACACTCTACTTCTAATAAAATAAATGCGCCAGAAAACATTCCCAAAAATACAAACGTTCCTACATTTTTAAACAATCCCAATAATTACAATAATAATAATAATCAAAAAAGTTCTTATTTTTATTAATCTTAATAAAATGAAATCTAAGTATTTTAATCTTACAACAGAATCACTCATTTCTCTGGTTATTATAGCTTTAACTGTAGCAGGCATTTCATATGTTTTATACATAATGTTTGATGGAATGAAAGAAACCAATGGAAACGGAAACACGAACGGGAATAGAAACGGGAATAGAAACGGGAATAGAAACGGGAATTCTGGTATGGGTTTAACAGCAGACCAGGTATTCGCAGCACAATTAACACTGATTCAGCTGAATTCTATGGGTATCGACGCAGAAAGGGCCGCGGATGGCATAACTTTGGGTGAATTACGTTCGATGTTCCCCGCTTTAACTGACGAACAAAAAGCATCTATAAACGCATTACCTTCTAGTTTTTCTGGCGGAGAAGATTTCCCAAGCGCGTCTCCAAATAGAACTAGAGATCCTGGGTGGATGCCAAAAGAAAGCTTTGAATTGACAGATATGGAAAGATATTATAAACAAAATGATCAGCTCATTCCCAAAAATTCCTCTTTATATTGAATTTTTAAGAAATAAATTAAAATACAGACATTATATACTTAAATGTTAAATATAATATATTATATATTATAACAATTTTTCCAATTAAGTTTGTTGTTTTATAAAATGAATAAATATTTTGATTTCAAAGACAAAGAAGAAGTTGATAATGAAGAGAATTTCAAAATAAAATTTAATAATGGCTCCTTTTTCAAAAATTTTGTAGATTTCTTATCTCTTTTGAGTACAATAGACAAAGAATCTAATAAAGAAGGAAATAAATATTGTTGGTTGTTGGTAAATAAAAAAGGCATAGCTGCAAGTGCGAATTATAACAATAATGCTAAAGTTAAAAACATCAATTCTATGTTTAAAATAAATCTATTAAGTGAACAATTTACAGATTATTCTGTTAAACGGACTATAGAGTTGAACATAAATCCAAAAAATATACAAACTTTGTGTAAAAATATAAATAGATCCGATGAAATCATATTATATAGTTTTGGGTCTAAACTTTCAATTAAAGTTTACACTCATAATTTAAAAAAGGTTGAAACAAAAGAAATAATAGTAGAGGAAGTAAATTTCCCCCTCCAAGAAGACAACTCATTTTATAGAGAATTTTGCGATACATCATACACAATACACGCCTCAGAAATGTCAAACCTCAAAAAAGGTATCGGGTTTAAATCAGAAATAGTACAGATAAAGTTGCACCAAGATAAATTATTAGAATTTAATTCCACATCACATGGAATTTCACCATTATTTATAGCTTATGGAAACGTAGATGAAAAAAATAAAACAGATATTTTAGTCATGTGCTCTCATATTCATCTGTTAAGCAAACTATCAAATATGTGTACTAAGATAAGATTTTACGAATCAAAAGTTTTAGAAAATGAGGACAAAAATATCAAATTTATCAAAATATCAGCATCGATAGATAAACCGGTGTATATGGGGAATATAGATATTATTATTTCTAATATTCAATAAATGAAACTTGATTTGAATGTGGTTTCGGTTATATCAATTGTAAGTTTAGTTATTTCAATTATATTGTTAAATGGTAGATATAGATGTATTGATCCTTATTACATAGACCCATTGACAAAAAAAACTTGTATTGATGATGTTTGTTTTGATGGATGGCATGTATTACATTTTGGATTATATTTTCTATTGACAGCAATGTTGCCCCAATATTTTTATGTTTGGTTTTTTGGAGGAATAGCCTGGGAAATGTTTGAATTCTATTCTGGGAGTTCATATATTCGTATGATACATTGTAAAGACCTAAATGTAAATAATACACTTAAGTGGTGGGGAGGCAGATTTAGCGACATTGTAATAAATACTTTTGGAATATTAATTGCATATCTTTTAGTAATGGAACACAATTAATTATATTTGGTATATTATAAAATTGTTAATTAAGTTTGGTTAAGATATTTGTGGTAATAAAATATTATTAGAGAAATTTATCATCAAAAAAAGTCAATTATGTTAAGCGGGAAGGGAGTATATTTTATAGTGTATAAATCATAATAATTTACATAAGGATTCATGTTATTGTATATAAATAACAGTATTTATACACAATTATATATTACTAAACAATAACTTAATTAAGATATTATTTATGATTATTTAATTAATAATAAGTTTAGAAAGTCTAAATTTATATATAATATAAAAATTATACTCTCTTTTTAGTGTTATAACATTATTATAATTTATTTTAAATTATATATAATACTTAAAATAATAATATTTCTCAAATGTAAAAGTTAAAAAAAAATGTTCATTGTTGAAATAGAAAATGAAAAATAAAAAAAAATATTTTTAATAATGTCACCGAATATTTTTTTAATGTTTTTTGTGTTTGAGAATTATGTTTGAGAAATCAAAGATTTTTTGTTGACAAGTTCAACAAGTTCTACTAAGTTTTACAACTATTTCTCAACATAAAAAGTTAAAAAAAAATGTTCATTATTGAAATAGAAAATAAAAAAAAATATTTTAATCTATATAGTATAGATTAATTTTTAATATTTACGTCCAATATATATATACTGACAAAAACACAACCAGTAACACAAATATAATAAGTATTTTTTCGATCGCCCCTCCTGCATTTTTAAGTTTAGGAATTTCGAAATTTTCTGCAAATCTTCGTACTTTAGATTCTATTTTGTGTGGCTTTGTTGATTTACCACCGCAGCTTTGCACCACCGAATTATGATTTATGTCTCCTTTGTGAGCGTCTTTAATTATATTGTAAACGCTACAATTAACAATTTCGCATCCCTGACCTCTACTAGTCTTCATACTTTGTGTTGCATAACCAGACTTAATACATTTATCATCTACACATAATGGATTATATTTAGTTTTTATACTTGATTCGCCATTATCCATGAATACATCTAAAAATGTATTTATACATGCACACAATGGATTATGAAGATTTTCCGTCAAACTACAGAATTTAATCATGGACTTGTCACACTCGCCTGGATTGTCTTGGCACCACTGTAAACAATCCAATGACATCTCATTATTAGGATCATTACAAATAGTTCGTTTTTTGTTATGACAAATATTATCTTTGTCTGCGGCACAAAATAATTTACATTCTTCTTTATGGAATATATCCGTATTGTTTCCTTCAACACATTTAGCTATCATGGCGTTTTTGCATCCCTCTGCCAAAGGACCCCTGTAAATTGGATCACATGTGTGATCCCCCAGAGTAATACTATCCGTCAATGAACAACATTTATTTTGGTCTGCAGTATAATATTTTCTTTTATATTTTCCTATAGTTCCAGTAGAACATCCTTTTGTGCATGTAGATGTTTTTCCTTTATTGTCCCAACAATAAAAACACTTATCTTCATCTGCGGGCTCATTATCCTCATGCCATTCGTATTCGCCATTTTGGGGGATATATTTCAAAAAATATTTTGAACCTTGTCCCGATGGGGCGCAAACGTCATTCATATGTTTTATAGTACCAACTTTGTCAAGCGGGTCATTAATGTACTGTTTTGGTAATTTGGAATCACAAGAGTTTCCCATTTTTAAAAAACATAATTTCAAAAAAAATTACCTATCTTAATTTTATAATCCAAAGTTTACAAAAATAATTTATTTATTTAAACATTTATCTATATAAATATAAAAGAAACATGGCCGATAGAACAATTTCTGTGAATTTTGATGTCGTTATCGTTGATGGTGGAGCAAATATCCACGGAAAAGAGAAAGCCTATACAAATAACAAAGGTGTAAAGTTATCTATGCCAACAATAAAACAAATTACACCAAAAGTTATAATTGACAACTATGTAAAAAATGCATATTGTGATGAGTATCATATATTCGAGAAACCAAAAATATCATATATACGAGGTAATAAATTTTCATTCACTAGTAAATTTAAACCACATAAAAAAATTTTAGATTTAGAAGATATAAGTGCTAATATAATATCATACATAGATTTTGATGATGACGGAAATTATCCCATATCATACAATAATCACTCATTTTTGGTGATGGGAAGTATAAAACCCAAGTTAGAAATTGTTCTTAGACAAGGAAACAATGATTTGGTGAAATCCACCTTTTATTAATGTTAAAATTTATTTAAAATACCTTAGTTTAATGGATAAGGATGGGAAATGTGGTTGTTAAATGTCCACTGTGTGGAAATTTTCAATCTCATGGGTGGTTTCAAACAAATTGCGTTAGTTGTATAAATAGTTATTGTTGCCATTCCGGATGGCTCAAGAATTTTAATGAAATAACCCCAAATTTGATAGATGTGCTGGGTGGTTTTAGCGACAATCTAATAGTAACTAATCAACCTCCCGAAACAAGAACATGTTATAAATATATATATAGTTTTGTTAAAGACTTACAACAAAATACATACATGATTCATCGTTTTGGGGTCAATAATAGTGATAAAACATTTTTAAATAGATTATACATTCATCATGTAAATAAACGTACATACAGAGATATAGACAATAAACACAATAAATATAAGAAAAAAAATAAGCATAAAGCTATACCAAAACCTGAAACAAGTTAAATGGTTTTAGCCATAGTAACATATAACTTAATATTAAGTTATATCTGAATCCTACACAATAAACCGAGATATTCGATAATATGTTTTTAATGTCCAACCTCAACGATTACTCTCTCTATAAAATATAATGCTCCAGGATTATTTGGTATAGCAGTTGTAATTATATCTTTGACGGTTTTTAATCGTTTACTTGCATATTTTAAAGTTAAACCATCATAATTGACGGCCGATAACATTATATCTTTATTATCTTTAGATATATTATTCATATAATTCCAAACATATGAATAATATATCTAAAGATAATAAAGATAATAAAGATAATCAAGATATAATCTAAAATACGA